GCATTCCAAGGACCTGGTGGATGGTATATAGAGAACTCTCTTACCACACTAGGACAGAAAGACCCTGTTTCTGAGTACAATTCTTTACTCTGGAATAATGGCACTGATCTTGGGAAAGAAACTGCAAGAAAGCAGAAGCGTAAGTTGACATATGTATCAAACATCTATGTAGTAAAAGACCCTGCAAATCCTGAGAACGAAGGCAGAGTATTCTTATTTAAGTATGGTAAGAAAATCTTTGATAAACTTACTGCAGCAATGCAACCTGAGTTTGAGGATGAAGAAGCAATCGATCCATTCGATTTCTGGCAAGGTGCAAACTTTAAGTTAAAAGCAAAAAATGTTGCAGGATATAGGAATTACGACAGTTCTGAGTTTGCTGCTGTTAGTCCACTTCTTAATGATGATGACGCTCTTGAAACACTCTGGAAAAAGCAATTCTCTCTTGCTGAACTTGTTGCGAACGACCAGTTCAAGACTTACGAAGAGTTGAAGACTCGCTTAGATTATGTTCTTGGAAACAAGAAAACAGCAACTCCATCATACGAAGTCGTTGATGAAGATAATGATCGTGGTGCTGCAGAGGAATTAGTAACCGCTGCTGTATCAACAACACCATCCTCAGTAAATGAAGATGATGACGATGCATTATCGTACTTCCAAAAACTAGCGGAAGAATAATTACATGGGGGTCATTTGACCCCCTTTTTTTATGAAGTTAAATTAGTTACTTCAGTTGATGCTAATGAGCCTGTAATATAATTTGAGTTTTTACTATATCTTACCACATCCTTTAAATCATTAACAAATGTTGATAGATATTCTGGTCTTAATAAGTCTATTTTTCTTCTCTGCTCATTTAGGGATATCTCAAATTCGTAATTTGTGACAGGTCTTGCTATATCATCAGTTATAACAGTATATTCATTCTTATCATCTAATTGTCTATTACCAGATTGTGAAATTATATTAAAACGATTTGATGGCAAGCGTAAACTGCTACCGTCCATCTTAAATTCTGCATCAACGATTAGATTTGGTGGTAATATTTGACGACCTTTACTATCTTTAATTTCATATGTTTCATAATGATGAATTTCATTCATCTTTTTTTCTGTACCGTATTTACTTAATGCGAGATCATAAATTTGATAATCTTGAAGTGGCCATTCATTATTAATGTTTATAATCCCACCAGTTAATATAACCACATAATCAAACTGTGAGTCACCATACAATTCCTCTGCAACTGTATCGGGTCTATCTCCATCTTCAATTATAAACTTATTAAACAAAGTAATATTTTCTTTTAAGTAGTTAAATAATTTTGATCTACGAAAAATATTTTTAATTCTTATCAAATCAGCACTTGAGGATCTATCTGGTAGTGGTGATTGATATAGTATGTCTGGTAAATTATTAAAGTATCCCATTTAATTTTATGATGGTTTTGATGGCCATGTCACTGAACTATTATCTAAGTCATAATCTGAATTTAAGGTTGGTGATGCACTTGCAGGTAAATCACGAAGTGCCTGACGATAATTTTTCCAGGCATCAGATAAAGTCAAATCTGAGGATGCTCTCCAATCTGTTGCTATAAGTAATCTATCTCTTTCAATTCTTAATAATTTCATAGGTTCTGCAGTATCAAGTTCTGCAATTTTATTATTAATTTCAGTTTCTGTTGGTTTTGTTATGCCACTGTCTAACCAATTAAGATCAGAATAATCTTCACCATCAAGAGAGTATTCTGCTCCTGGTTTTAATACTACTAGTGCGTGAGTAATGTTGTATTTCATGTTAATATTTATACTGCCATTAAAAACCAACTCCTTTAGAATTACTATCAAATTGATCATAATCTTCATTATAAACTGGATTGAGTTCTTTAAAGGTCATACTCATTTGAATACTTACTGGAGTACCATCACTATATGATGCAAAAGTACCAGTATTTGTATAATTTACTGACATTCCAGTTAAGGCACAGTGTTTAAAGCTATTTAAGAATGGATGATCTTTACCATTATGTAAATATCTCAAATGGAAAACATCTGGTGCCTTTAAAAATGCTCCACCTTGACCAACATCAGTTGTTTTCTTTTTTGCTGCCATTGAACTCTTTAACGCACGGATAATTTGTTTCACCCTCAATGCTTCTCTTGGACTTCTTGGTGAGAAAGTAACAGAAAAAGGAAATGATCTTAAGTTTACACTATCAAATAATAATTCTAAGTTTGAATTTAATATTTCACCTCTTGATCTTGCAAGAACAGTATTTGGTCTAATTTGATTACCAGTTGCACCCACTGCTCTACCTGCTATAGCCGCTGCAAAAGAATTTCTTAAAGTAGGATTGTCACTAAAATTTTCCTGTAGAAATGGTTGTGTAAACATGGAAGCAGCTTGCTGCATTGTTTCCCCCGTATCCGTAAATCCACCTTCTATTGCCTTTATACCTGCTAATTGAAATAAATTCATCGTATTATCACCCCAAGTCACAGTATTAGAATCGTTAACATCTTGTGGTATAGGCAACTCAATATAATAAAGATGACTAGTTTTTTGCCCTTCACCTATTCTATCGCTTGCTCCTCTATTACTAAGACCTATGTTCTCTGGAAATTGACGTAAAGTGCCATCATTATTATTTGCTTTAACATATTCTCCTTTTACTTGTTTTACTCCTCTCTCATCTACACCTGTCTCATTAGATCTTCTGACCTGATATCCATGAGATAATGAAGTATCAGGTGGTATATATTCAAAACATTTAATTAATAATCTTGATCCATTATTTTCATCAGGAGTTACTGCAACGGGATATGACATTATTTTTGGATGTGGTAAATTCCTTGATTTTTTACCAGTTTTATCATCAGATGTATTTACTTGCTTAGAAACATTCTGTGATTTGTTATTATTATTTCCCGAAACATCTGCTAATAGCATCACTCGCCTCTTTTTTATGTATTTAGTCTAATTCTACCAAATGGTATTGTTCTTAAATCTCTGAGTTCCATTTCATCGACTTGATATAATCCACCAATAACTTCTGGAAATGTGTACTGCCTCATTTCTCCCCAGTGAAAATTTAATCCCTTAAATCCCCACTGAAAAACATCAGTCACTGCAACAAGTGGATGTGCATCATATCTAATATTTGGAGTTTTTGGTTTATATACAAAAACATAATAACTTCCCTCTTGAGGAATATTACTTCCCTCTGTTAATACTCCTAATATATCTTGTGCTAAATCATCAGGATTTTCATTCCCGATTAGATTTTTCATGATGGGGTCGATGCGACTCATATTCCTAACTCTTTTTCTGTAACTACCTTGAACTCCCACTGACGATCAGCACAGAACTCCCGTGCCATCTTCCATTTTGCTTGATTCTTTGCATATTCATATGCTTCACGAATATATCCTTTTGTTTGTCTCTTTGGTTTTACAGGTGGTTTTGTTTGTTTCGCTGGTTTCACTTCAATTACATATCTTTTTATTTTACCACCACGTTCCTTGACTTTCATATAAAAGTCAGGAAAGTAACGATGTACACGATTATCAACGGGTGAACGATAAGGTATCGCAATTTCTTCACTTGCCCACTCCAATATATTATCATTCTTATCACAATAAACCATGAACTTTCTTTCCCATAGTGATCTATAGATGATATTTGTTGGATCACCTTTATACTTTTTGGGATAAGAGGGGTAGTATTTTCCCTTATAAGACATCTAAATAGATATGTTACGTAGTTTTATTTAGAGTGCCAGCACCGAGACCAAGACCAATATCAGATTTTTTACCTAGATTTCAGAATGTAGCACAGACATCTCAATACTTAGTAAAGTTTGCTCTACCTAGTAATCAATCAAGTGGTGGATTGCGTTCTTTTTTAAGAAGAAAAGGTGTGAATGATCGTTTTGTAGTTGAAGATGCAGGATTATTATGTAGTGGTGCACTTTTACCAGGAAGTGCATTAGCATCCATTGATACTCGTGGAGATTTCCAAGGTGTTGTAGAAAGATTTGCTCATACTCGTAACTTTACTCAGATTCAATTAGAGTTTTATGTAGATAATGAATATAAATCAATGAAATTTATAGAACATTGGATGGAGTATATTACTGGTGCAAATACTAATTTAGCAAGTGATGCTTATCATTTTCAATTAAATTATCCAGAAACTTATAAATCAAATGAAACAAAAATTATAAAATTTGAAAGAGATTATAATCGATTTTTAGAGTATCGTTTTATAGGACTATTTCCTTTAGCATTAAATTCTACAAGAGTATCATATCAAGGATCACAGGTATTAAAAGCGTCAGCTTCATTTAGTTATGATAGATATATTTGTGGTGAATCATCATCACTCGCCAGAGATTTAAAGAGAGCTTTCAATGAAATATTTAATTTAGGAAATCCTGTAAGAGATGGAGGAAGCGTATCTGATAATCAAAATCTTATTAATCAAAATGCTTATGGTATAATAACAAGGTCAGGTTTAGATACAAAAAATTCAGAAGCAAATGGAAAATATGGCGGAACCGATACATCACAGAATAGTTCAGTTCGTCCATCAAGTGTAATAACACAATATGAGAGGTAGTAGTATTAAAAAACCTCTATAAATAATCACACTGAAGTGCTTAGAATATTATGCCTTTACCAACAATTTCAACACCAACTTATGAGTTGGTGCTTCCTTCGTCTAATCGAAAGATAAAATATAGACCTTTTCTTGTGAAAGAAGAGAAAATTTTGATTATAGCTTTAGAGTCTCAAGATCAAAAACAAATTGCAACTGCAGTAAAAAGTATTTTATCTACTTGTATTCTGACGAAAGGTATAAAGGTTGATAAATTATCAACTTTTGATATTGAATACTTATTTTTAAATGTACGTGGTAAATCTGTTGGAGAACAGATTGAAGTCATGGTAACATGTCCTGATGATGAAAAAACACAAGTCCCTACATCAATTAATATTGATTCTATAAAAGTTCAAAGAACTGAGGGGCATTCACCAGATATAAAATTAGATGATACATATACTCTCAAAATGAGATACCCCTCATTGAATGAGTTTATTAAATCAAATTTTTCTGCTGGTGATATTAATGTTAATGACACTTTTGATTTGATAGCATCTTGTATAGATCAGATTTATTCAGAAGAAGAATCTTGGACACAGGAAGATTGTACAAGCAAAGAATTAGTTGAATTTTTAGAATCATTAAATTCCTCACAATTTAAAGAGATTGAAAAATTCTTTGATACCATGCCAAAATTATCTCATAAAGTTAAAGTTATCAATCCAAATACAAAAGTTGAAAGTGAAATTACAATTGAGGGGTTGCAGAGTTTTTTCGGATAAGTATGGCACATGAGGATCTAGTGTCATACTATAAATTAAATTTTGCCTTGATACAGCATCATAAATATAGCTTGACGGAGCTAGAAAACATGATTCCTTGGGAGAGAGAAATATATGTTTCACTTCTCCAACAATATATTGAAGAGGAAAATCTAAAAGCACAACAAGAACGTAATGGATGAGTTCGGTTCACCAATATCAGGAGGAATAAGGGCAGTTAGGAGAAATATTTCTTCTAGTTTTCTTGGTGCATCGCAAAATTCACAACCAGATACTGTAACAACTGATTTGTTACAAGAACAATCATTGAAACTCACATCAGTTTCAGGTCAATTACAAAACATATCAAGACAAGTTGCAACTTTAGATTTTAATTTAAAAAGTGTAAAAGAAAATTTAGCTTTAGGTGATCAACTTGAAAGACAAAGAGAAGCAGCAAAGCAAAATAGAGAAAGAATATTAGCAGAACAAGGATTAAGAGAAGGCAAAGAGAGTGCTCTTGAAAATAAAATACAATCTAGTTTAGCACAACCACTTCAGAAAATAGGTGTTAAAACTCAAGGTATATTAAGTCAATTAACGAATTTTTTATTTACACTTGCTGGTGGTTGGTTAACAGTAACTGGTATTGACTTACTCCAAGCGATGGCAGAGGGTAATGTTGATAAGATTAATAGATTAAAAACTAAATTTTTAGTTGGTTTAACAGTCATACTAGGTTCTTTAACTGCTATCAAGATAGGAATGAAAAAAGTTCTTGGTATATTAGCAGTTTTTAGTGGTAATGTAGCAAAAATTGCCTTTGGGGGAATATTTAAGGCAGCTTTGACAGGTGTAAAGATATTATTAGCTGGACTTGTTAAAAAAGCAGCATTATTGACAGCTGGAGTTCTTACTGCAGGTGGAATTGGTGGTTTTCTCACCCGTATACTTGCAGATTATCTTGGTTTTAAGGCATTAGGATCTGGTGGTAGAATAATCAAAAAAACATTTTCAAAGACTTTAGGAAGAAAAATAAATCCAAGACAATTTCAAAATAGACCACTTAGAAATATTAAAAAAATAATTAATCCTAATGCGTCAAAAACTGGTATTTTTGGTAGAGTAAGAAACTTTTTTCAGGGTACGGAAAAATTTCAGTCAGTCCCTCCTAAACTGAATACACAAAAATTTTTCAGTGGTTCTGATCCAACTATGGCAGCTGGTCAATTAAACAAACCAGTATCATTAGGAAGAAGTGGTGGTCTTTTTGGTAGAGCAAAAGGCTTATTGAATAGAGGTAAAAATTTACTTGATGATGGAGTAAGGGCAGTCTCTAAGACTGGAATTGTCAGCAAGGCAAAGAATTTAACAAAAGGACTACCAAAAGTTGGTTTTGGTAAATTATTAGGAAAGGCATTAGGACCATTTATAACATTTTTTAGTGAATTGTTAAGTGAAGATGGTGGTTTAATGTCCGCACTTGCAGCGACAGCAGGTTTTATGGCAGGTGCAAAAGTTGGTGCTATCGCTGGTGGTGCAATAGGTGCTTTATTTGGTGGTGTTGGTGCTGCACCAGGTGCATTCATAGGTGCTTTGATTGGTGGTTTTGCTGGTGAGTCAGTGATGAAAAATCTTTCCAAGAAAATAATGAATGCACTTGGAATGAAAGATATAAAAGTTTTTAACAGAGACAAAAAAGAGGGAGATGAAGTCGAAGCTATAAAAGGTAACTCAGAAAACATAACGCCAACTAAAAATAATAATCTTGATGCTGCTAATAAAATAAGTGATTTTTCAGAAAATGATACTGAGTTTATCATGGCTGGTTCAGATAATAGTGTGGGTGGTTTCCAAGATTTTGGTGGTGTTGAAAGTTCATCATCATCAAAAACTACCATACCATCAATACATTTTGATAAGCAAAATCCACATACTCATTCAACAACATCAGTTTTAGGAGTATCAGATTAAGATGAGTATAAGATTACGTAGGACTTCATTAAGAAAATCATCAATAGGTATTGATTCTATTCGTAAATCAATTACAAATTTATCTGAAGGACTAGTTTCTATAGGTAAACAATCAAGTGAATTGTTGAAAGAAACAAGAAAATCTAATCTATTTAAAAGTACTTTAATTCGTCAAGATGCAGAATTTTTTAAGAAAAGGAGAGAAAATGCTTTAAGAAAGCAAAGAGAGGATGAACTTGAAGCATCTACAGTTACAGGAGTTACAAAAAGACAAGGAAACTTAGCACAAAAGAGCACTAAAGGATTTTTAGGTAGGATATTAGATTTTGTTGGTACATTAATTATAGGTTGGGCTTTAATTAATCTACCAAAAATAATAGAGGCTTTTAAGAAATTATTTGGATTTATTAAAAGAATTGTCGGTGTATTCACCGCATTCATAGACGGGATGAGAAACTTCTTTGATTCTATTGGAGCAGGAATAGATAACTTTCTCACTATATTCAATAGATTTGATTTTCGTGAAGATGATAAAAATATTAAAGAAACATTTGAAAACACTGAAAACAATCTAACAAAATTAAATAAAGATTTTCTTGAATCAGTTAATCTTTTAGTCTTAGATGAAGACATACGAAAAGCAAAAAAGGTCGCAGATGATTTAGGAATAGAAGAGGAATTTAAAGCACCTCAAGAAAAAGACTTTCAAGATTTAGTAGAAGACGATTTTGAGGATACCTCTGCAGTTGAAAAGGATGAAGAAAATATCTCTGAGGATAATTCAATAGAAGATACAACAACAGGACCAATACCGATAATTACAGAGAGAAGAAATATTGGTGGACCTGTAGAGGCAGGGCAACCTGTCATAGTTGGTGATGCAGCTGGAATTGATAGTCGAAGTTCTGAATTATTTGTACCAGATGTAGATGGAAGAATTGTATCAAACAATGAATTAGAGGATGTAGTTTCAAGTAATGAGGGTGAAGGAGAGCTCGATGATTTACTTTCAGAACTTGAAACGGGTGAAGGCACAAGTTCTAGTTCATCAGCTACTCCAACATCTAGTTCGGGTGGTATAACATTAGAAGATGAAAAGAAAAGTGTTCCCTCAATGGTAAGAGGTATAAAAACACCTAGTGATGTTATGTCCATAATTCCCATGTCATTAAGAAAGGAAATTAATTTAAAGGCACCTAAAAAAATTAAAAAAATGATTATGATGGGTGGTAATAATCAAATGCCTCCTCAATTACCATCTATGCCAACAAAAAGCAGTGTAACTAAAATTGTAAATAAAGGAAGTTCTCTATCTGAACTTATACTTCTAACTCAATCAATAGCATTATCATCAGGTTAACATGGCAGCACAAGATAAAAGTATCTATGAAATATTTGAAATAGTATCAAATAACGGTCAAAAAACTGTTGATTTGGTAAGAGGAGTTATATCTTTTAGTTATTATGAAAATGTTTTATCACCAATGATAACTGCACAGGCAGTTATATCCAATACTGGATTTACTATAGAAGATGAAGATGGTGAAATGGCATCCATATATAATGGATTGCCATTGAATGGTGGTGAAGTAGTTAATATAAAAATTCCTTCAACTGGTTTAGGTCCAGATATGGAGTTTACAAAAAAGAATGGAAATGAATTTTATGTTTCATCAATTACAAATGTTCTTATAGACGCTGAGAGGGAAACATTTGTTCTTAATTTAGTTTCTAGAGAAGCCATAACAAATGAAACACAGAGAGTTGGAAATAAGTTTTCATCATCACAAAAAATTTCTGATAGTGTCAAAGATATAGTCAAAAAATTTTTACTAAGTGATAAGAATGTTGATGTTGATGACACTCAAAATCCATATGGATTTTATGGTAATTTGAAAAAACCTTTTTACTTACTTACTTGGTTAGCATCAAAATCAGTGCCAGCAGAAGTGGGTGGGAAAAGTGCCACTGCAGGATATTTTTTCTTTGAGACAAAAGAAGGATATCATTTTAGATCGGTTGATAGTTTAGTATCTGGAGAACCTTTTGATATAGAGTACACATATACGCCAGGTATTATTGATAATCAAGATCCCCAAAAAGATTATAAGATTCTAGATTATACAACAATTAGAAATCAGAAGATGATTGAAAATTTGCAAAAAGGTTCTTATTGCACATATCGAATGTATTTTAATCCTGTAGACTCAACGTTTACATCACCACAACAAGGTACTTTCAGAGTGTCAGATTATGCAGAAAAAATGGAAAATTTAGGGAGAGACTTTAAGATTCATTTACCACCAGTTGATAAAGGAGGTCAATCTTTGGGAAATGTACCAAGTCGATTCATGACTGGTACATTAGATTTTGGTATCACTGAGAAAAAGGATGCGAATTCTAGAAAGAAAAATGCTGATCCGATGGAATATCATTCACAAGCAATGATGAGATATAATACAATTTTCACACAGGTATTAAATATAACAATTCCATTAAATACATCACTTGCAGCGGGTTCAATTATAAAATTAAATTTTGCTAAAGTTACAATTGAAAAAACAAAGGTAAAAGATGTTGAGCAAAGTGGTCTATATATGATAAAGGAGTTAGTTCATTTTTACGATATCAAAGGTTCATTTAGTAAATTAAAATTAATTAGGGATACCACGGGGAAGAAAGATAAATGATTGAAAACCTTCTATTAAAAAGCAATTTTCTAGGCAGAGATGGATTCACTTGGTGGATTGGACAGATACCACCTGCGAAAACATGGGCACTTCAGTGGAGTAAAAAACCAAAAGCATGGGGAAATCGAGTTCGTGTTCGTATCATGGGGTATCATCCACAAAATACGACAGAACTTGCAGATGAAGATTTACCTTGGGCTACTGTTCTTATGCCAGCAACTGCTGGTTCAGGTAAGGGAGGCGATAAAAATAAAGTAAAAGTCAAACCAGGTGACGTAGTTATTGGATTCTTTTTAGATGGTGATGATGCACAACAACCAGTCATAATGGGTGTTTTTGGTAATTCAGAATATGTTGTAAATAAGGAACCACCTTCACCGTTTGTTCCGTTCTCTGGTTATACTCCTGAAACAAAACCTGGTGGAAAAGTAATCATAGAAGAAGAATCTAATGGTGGTTCAACTCCTAAAGAGAGAACTGTTGTTGTTGAGGAAGATAGGGCAAAAGAATTAACGAATCAAACTGGAGTTGAGTATCGTTCTGTATCTGATGCAGTTGGTTCGTGTGTAGCGTTAGCTGGAACTTCAGAACCAGAGGAAATACAAACTAACTTAAAGAATGCGACGAAAGAATACAAGAATCTTACAGGACCGAATAAAAATAAATTAATATCAAATTTGTCTAAAAAGATTGGAGGTATCTCAAATAAGTTTACAGGAGATTTAACTAAGAATGCGATGACCTCACTCGCACCTAAATTAAATTCTGGTTTAGATGTCTTATATGGTGATGTATTTTCAAAGGTCGTTGCTGCAACAAAAAATACTGCGATTGCAAAAAAAGCAGGAACTGCTGCACAAGCAGCTATGTTAGGACCAGTTGGTGCATTACAAAAGAAAGCACCCTGTGTGATGGAAGCGATTGGTAATACTATGTTACCTGATATCAGATCTATGCTTACATCGTTCCTTGATAATGTAGAAAATCCAACTTCTTGTATGAATGAACAGTTTATGGGTAGTATTTTTAATAAAATTATAAGTGGTATTGGTAAAGAACTTGCCCCAGAACTTGGAGGTGTTGGAAAGATATTGGGTGGATTTGATATGATAAGTGATTTAAGAGGAAAAGCAGAGGGATTACTAGGTATACAGGAAGCAATCAAATGTGTTGCACCAGGAACTGCTAATGTTAAAAGTAGTATTTGGTGTCTTGGTAAGGGTCCTATGAATATGCCAGGTGTAACAGGAGCAGCGATTATGAGTGCTGCTAATGCTGCTCAATCATTACAAGAAGCTGCTGGTGCAGCAGGTGGCATCTTAGGTCAATTAGGTGGTTTTGGTCAGTTTGATTTTATGAACTCTGATGTGAGTAATTCTAATTATTCAGGTGAGTGTAACGCATCACCACCAACAAATTGCAAAGGTATGCAAATTAAATTGTTTGGTTCAGATGGTGAAGGATCACTTGCAGAACCAATAGTCGGTGCTTTAGTTGGGGATGGATTGGCACAACAAACTGGAAGTTTAATTGGAGTTAAATTAACTAATCCTGGTCAAGGATACACCGTACCACCACTAGTTGAGATTACAGATAATTGTGATCGGGGATATGGTGCAAGTGCAAGAGCGATTATTGACTATGACCCTGCATCACCAACTTATCAACAGGTAACAGATATCTATGTTATTACACCTGGTGAAAATTATCCCGTAATAGATGAAAACTCAATTGATAATGAATATATTATTGATCATGTTGCTGTAGTAAGTCCTGGTCAAGGTTATAAAAATGATGACATTATTACTGATAATGTCGGTAATGAGTATATAAAATTTTTAGATGATGATGGACGTATACTAAATGTTATACCTCCAAATCCAGTTGTAACAAATGTATCACCTGTTAAAGATGTTCCACAGTTGACTATACAATCATCAACTGGATTTGGTGCAATAATAAAACCACAAATAGCTCCAAGACCATCCTATCAAGGAGAAACAAAACAAGTTATTGATTGTATTACCCCAAGAAATAATATTATTGGATATGTCAATGGTGAACCATATTATGGTGCATTTCATGTACATCCAACAAAGGGTGTTAAGATGGTTGGTGCTAAACACGTTGCAACTGCCCATGCCATAATTTATGACTCACCTGCTGAAAGTAGGGCATCAATTGTTAGTGCAACCCCATCTACAACAACAATTTTAAGAAATGTGGCACCACTTGCTACAGATCCTAATACATCAGATTCATCTTATATACCACCAAGTTCAACACCATTAGGACCTCCAGCAAGTTCACCTCCAAGTTCACCACCAAGTAGTCCACCTAGTTCACCTCCAAGTTCACCTCCAAGTGGTCCACCTAGTTCACCTCCAAGTTCACCACCGAGTAGTCCACCTAGTTCACCACCTAGTTCACCTCCAAGTTCTCCTCCAAGTAGTCCACCTAGTTCACCTCCATCAGGTGGTGGTTATGGTTACTGATAAATATTAATACGAGAATCTAACATATGGCAGTTAACACAAATCTACAAAACTGGGCACTATGGGATTTTGATCAAAGACCCAATTTTAAAATTCAGACGGGTAATCCGACTGTAGGGTTTGGTGGTGCATCTGTATTTCAACAGATAACAGAACAAAATAGTCAAACAAGTGTTTGGTCAATTACTGAAGATGGTCAGATGAATCTCTTCAATGATGATTGTATTACTATAGTGGGTGGAGTAACTAAGGATGGTGGTACTTGTCTTAATATTGTTGGAAAAAATGGCGATGTGACAATAACTGCAGAGAGAAATGGTGATATTAAAATAAAAGGGTCAAACATATTAATTGATGCGGATGAAAATATTAATATTTCATCAAGAAAAAATGTTACGATAAAAGGTTCTAATAGTATATTTTTTGATACACCCAACTTAAATACAAATGCTTTAACTGGTAATTTAGCACCAAGAGATGTTACTTTCGGTGGACTGGTTTTTCGTGGAACGAAAGTTGGTAATAATGCTATATCTGATGCATTTACTGGAGGTGCTCTTGATAATCTTCAAGATTTAGCAAAAGAAAAGGCACAGGAAGCATCAAAACAATTGAAAGCATTATCAGGTAATATTGATACTGGTGCTTTGGCTTCTCAGGCATCCGAATTGGGTGGACAATTGCAAAATCAATTAAGTTCTATTGACACAAGTGGATTATCGAATGCACTTAATAACTTTGGGGGATTTTAGTAATGCCAGGTTTTTTAAGGGGCGAAGTACCTAATCCAAATTACGATAGAGAAGATGTAAACCAGTTTAGTCAGATATCTGAGTTTACAAATGATGTGTATGTTTATGGTACACTATACGCTGACATTTTTGCAAAGGATATAGATTTTGGTGACGAGGTAAAATTTACTGATTTAACAGTAGAACGTAATTTTAGGGTACTAGGTCTATCAACATTTATTGGTCCAGTTGATATGGACTATCTCACTGTATATCAACAACTAAATGTCGGTGCGATAGGAACTGTCTTTGTTGCAATTTCTTCTACAAGTGAAGCAGATGGACTTGTTGGTGGTCGTGTTGGTATTGGAACAACTCAACCTGTCAACAGTTTCCAAATCGGTGTGGGTGATACATCATTTAATGTAACTGATTTAGGTTCAGTTGGTATTGGTACTACTCGACCTATAGGAAAATTTCAGATCGCCCATGATTGTATTGTTGTTACTGATGATTGTGATGTAGGTATTGGAACTACACAACCTGTAGATAAGATTCAAATTAACACAGGTAATGATAGTTTTGTAGTCACTGGAATAGGCACTGTTGGAATTGGAACTACAAGTGTTGGTGGTGATTGGACACACACTAGTGTACCTGGTGTGCCTGGTGAATATGATGGTGCAACACAGGGTGAATTAAAATTAGATGTTTTGGGTAGTATTCATGTAGATCGTAATATTTACGATTCACAAGGTTCACCTGGTGTGAATGGATATTATATGCAGAGGGATCAGAATGGTATACGTTGGAATCAAGTTTCACCTGCTGACCTTGATGGGATAAGAGTTCAGGATGAGGGAACAGATTTACCGATTGGTGGAACATCACAACTTTATTCACATCTTAATTTTGTACAGATTAATAGTCAAGGTACGGGAGTTGATAATCTAATTCCTATTCCAAATCCTCAAAATCCAACCACGATTGCCAATATCCAAACTAAAGACTTTTGGGGATTTACTGGTAATGACATCTATAGAATGACAAGAGTTGGTATTAATAATAATTCACCAAGTGCTCAATTAGATATTACAGGAACAGTACATGCAACTGATGCGGTAGATTTTGATTCAACATTAAATGTAGATGGTAATGTTACATTTAATGCCACACTTGATGTTGATGGAGATACTACATTAAATGCGACTCTTGATGTTGATGGAGCGACCACACTTAATAATACACTTGATGTTGATGGAGATACTACATTAAATGCGACTCTTGATGTTGATGGGGCTACTACACTTAATAACACACTTGATGTAGATGGATTAACTACTTTTAATGATGTCACTGATGCGACCAGCACACTTAATGCATCTGTTCAAATAGATGGTGGTGTTGGTATTGTCAAAAAACTATTTGTTGGTGGGCAGACAAAAATTGAGGATGCCACTGATTCATCCGATAAAGATACGGGTGCATTAGTTGTAGAGGGTGGAGTTGGAATTGAGAAAAATTTAAATGTTGGTGTAGATGCAGTAGTAAAAGGTAGATTGGATGTTGATGATACCACACAATCAAGTAATGTAACAACAGGAGCTGCAGTTATAGATGGTGGAGTTGGAATTGCCTTAAATTTAAATGTAGGACAAGATACTGTCATTGGAGGTAGATTAGATGTAGATTCTGATGTTCAATCAACAGACTTAACAACAGGTGCTGCGGTAATTGATGGTGGTGTAGCGATAGCTAAAAATTTAAATGTTGGTGAAGATGCTAAAATTATTGGTGATTTAGAATTAGATAAGAGACTTATTGACTTTTTTAATAATAATGGAGTTGGTATTTGTAAGACGGATTATCGCTTATCATCATTTGATGTATCAGGAGTTGGTGTAGGTGTTTCTTGGAGACCATCTGGTGTACAAACTAAGAGAACTATATGGGTTACAAAGAATGGTTGTGATACTAATAGTGGATTATTAGAGGGAGATGCGAAATATACAATTGGTGCTGCTGCGGCTATCGCACAAGTTGGTGATACAATTCGTGTAAGATCTGGAACTTATATTGAAAATAATCCGATTGGTTTAAGAGAGGATGTAGCTATAAATGGTGAAGATTTGCGATTGGTTTTATTAATACCAGAAAATAAAAATAAAGACTTTTTTCATGTTAGGAGAGGGTGTCTGATAGAAAATTTAAGTTTTACAGGAGCAGCACTTTCTGATGATCATAGTAATTGTGGTGCTGTTGCATTTCCACCTACTCAAGTTGATATTGATGCTGGATTAGAGTTTCAGGCAGTCACAGGATTTACTGCTGTAGGTCCTGCAGATGAGGGTTCTTCTGGAAGATGGAGATCACCATATATTCGTAACTGCACTAACTTTATGACAAAAAGTATTGGTATGAAGATAAATGGAGATCATGCTAATGCTGATGCTTTAGGGGAAAATAATTTAGGTCAAGATTTAAAGTCAATGGTGTGTGATTCATTTACACAGTATAATGAAGCAGGTATTGGAGTATCATTATCAAATAATGCTTATGCTCAGTTAGTTTCAATATTTACTATTTGTTGTGATGTTGGTATTGCTGCTACTTCGGGAGGTCAATGTGACCTAACAAACTCTAACTCATCATTTGGTAATGTTGGATTAAAAGCAGATGGATTTGGTGATATTGAGTTTGATGGTAAGACTTTAACAGAATCGTTAGGTGGAGCAGATACGATTATCACTACTGAAACTAGAGATTTTAATACACCAACTAGAAGAGAAAGAACACCTTTTGATGGACAGGGAGCATACTTCCACTTAAATATGTCAAATTATCCTGATAGTCCCTCAAATGCTTCAATAACTAAACCACTTGAATTAGTCAGAGGTATAAGAGTTATTACTGGTGGAGATCTTGGTCAATATTCTGCTGCTGCACCACCAATTATATCACTAAATCAACCGCCACAAGGACCTGAGGCAATTATTCCTGAATTTTCTGCAAATGTAAGTGCTGCTGGTACTATAACATCAGTAGATGTTATTAATAGTGGTCGTAATTTTCTACCAGATCAAACCTTTAATGGGAGTCCTTTAGAAGTAATCATTACAGGAGGTGGTGGTGGCACTGATGCGACATTAGAAGTTGATATGGATCCTATATTATTTACAGTAAGTGAAGCATCAGTAACATCAGAACCAGTTGGTATTTCAACTATTGTCTTTAATGAGTTTATTCCTTATGCGATTGGTTTAGATGTCAAGGTAGAATTTGTGAGATTAAGTCGAATCATAACGAGTTCACATTCATTTGAGTACATCGGTGCAGGTGTAGATATAAATAAGGCTAACCCATTCCAGGCAGGTAAACCAATACCTGAGAATGAGGTCGTAGCGATTAATGGTGGGCAAGTACCGTTCACTAGCACTGATCAAAAAGGTAATTTCCGAATTGGTGATGGTTTGACAATAGATCAAACAACATCTACAATAAGGGGAAGAGATTTCAACAGAGCAATTCAAGCACAACTTACTCCACTGATATTAGCATTAAACTAAAATGGCGATAGCACCAGTTAATAAATTTGTATCAATAGCAGTTCCTGTTTCACCTGGCAAACAAAAACTTTACGAAGTGCCAACAGGAACTTCTGCGTTATTATTGTATGTGCAAGTTACTAATGTTGGTATTGGTAAAACTTTCCCTACAGTTACATTTACACAGCAAAGGACACAAAGAAGCACAGGAAATAAGAGAGAAGTAAGAGTAATTAAAGATGTTGAGATACCACCAAATGATGCTGCAATACTTGTTGATGGTAGATTAGTACTTGAGAAAACTCCAATAATACAAGATAAGATTTTTATTCAAGCAAACCAACAACAAGTTGGAATTATTACATTCGTTGAATATGACGAACCTACTGGCATCGTCACTATAAACACAAAAGAACCTCATCCATTTAAAGCAGGAGATCCGATTACCCTTGCAGGAATTGCTTTAACTTGTAAACCAGGACAGACTGGAATCACAACAAATGTGTTTCCAGACCCACCACAATCATATACAGTTGAGTCTATTGAGGGATTTGTAGGAACGTCAAAAACATTTACGTCATTTATTGGTGGATCAAAACCAATTGGAATAACTAATAAAGATTATTCACATTATTATAATTCAGCGATTCATTATTATGAAAGATCAAAAGCTCTTGCAATTGAAGTCGTAGAAGCATCAGATTCAACGGTTGATGGATATGAAAAATTTAGTTCTACTGTTGGAACATCTTATGATCCATCTACTGGACAACTAAATGTTACAACAACCACTGCACATGGTTTTTCCACTGGTGATTTGATAAGACTTGAAAAGGAAAGTTTTGCGTTTACTTGCGATCTTGATAGTAACTCAGCTGTAAAATTATATCCAAGAAATTCAGGTGAGAATCAAAATCTGGGTAAACCCGATTATGCATATGGAAAAATTTTAGAGGTAGGTCAAATTGTAGACTCTACTAACTTCAAAGTGTTTATTGGTACTTCATCCGATACATCAGTTCATACATATGTTGATGGTCCCTCACTAGTAGATAATATTCATAAAATTGGAACTAGATATAATGTAGAATATGCAGTATATTATGGTGGTGGTTCTTCAAGAGATCCTGATGATCAAATTGTTGAGACATATGATTTAAGAGCAGGAGAATTAGTAATCAAGACTGAATCTGCACATAAATTAGTAAATGGAGATAAAATTAGAATTATTGATAATGGAATTATATTCAGTTGTTCGATGGACAACAGAGAGACAGAACACGCATATCCTCGTGTGACTGATCCAGCATCAGATGCTGAATTGACAGTATCAGGCGGTGCTACTGGTAATAATTATAATACAGGACAAAACTCGACGACACTAGTTGTCAACGTAGGAGAAAGCACATCTGGTGGATTTTTTGCACCATTAGAAATGGAATTAATAGCAAGTATTCTTGAAAATAGTAGTGCATAATTATGGTTAAGTATTTAAGTGGTAGAGTCAAAAGAACTCCTCAAGATCAGTTAAAAGATGATCGCTATGAATATCTGAATCTTGAACAAGCAGAACCGAATTTATCTGACCCATTAATTGGAGATCCTGTTCCTACAGGTTCTCAATTTCAATTAGTGGCGGTGCCAGGTTTTCCTGGTAAAAGATATTGGATTCCAGTTGGTGGTGGTCTGATACCTGGTTCAATTTCAGTTTTTGATGAAGGGGTAATAGTTGGTACTTCAAACAGTATTACTCAATTAAATTTTGAGGGTGCAGCGGTTGAAGCATTTGTTGATGTTCAAAACCCTACTGGACATCCAGGCATTGCAGCTACTGTAACCGTAATACCAGTTACGATTGGTAATAATCCTCCATCAAACGCAAGAAGTGGAGAGTTATGGTGGGAGAGTGACAAGGGAGATTTATATATCTACTATCAAGATAATGACTCTGCCCAGTGGGTAATGGCAAATGCTGGTGGTCAAGGTCCTGTTGGTGAAAAAGGTCAAAAAGGTCAGAAGGGAGAAGTAGAACAAGCAGGTAATAAAGGACAAAAGGGAGAACAAGGTATTAAGGGAATTAAAGGTGAGAAAGGAATAAAAGGTGAGAAAGGTGAAAAGGGTGAAAAGGGTGAAAAGGGTAAAAAAGGTGAGAAGGGAATAAAAGGTGATAAGGGAGTAAAAGGTCAGGAGGGAGTAGGTACAAAGGGTGCACAAGGTGATAAAGCTGGATTAAGATATAGATTTTCATCTGTAACCATACAAGCAGATCCAACTCAAGGAGTATTCCGTTATAATAACGGAACGGTCAGTAACGTCTCTGAAATTTATATTGATGATTTAGATATTAATTCAGTTGATGTATCAAATCATTTACTATCTTGGGATGATTCTAATAGCACTATCAAAGGATATTTGTACGTTGCGTCAAATGATAATTCAGATAATACATTAGCAATCTTTGAAGTAACAAATATTGTTGATTTCACTGGATATGTTGAGGTAAGTGTTCAGAATGGCACAGGAACTATGCCATCTGATACAGAGCAATGTGTGTTAAATTTTTCTAGAATTGGGGATAAAGGAGATAAAGGAGTAAAGGGAGAGAAAGGTGATAAAGGAGAAAAAGGACAAAAAGGAATAGATGGTACAGAGGGCATCAAGGGTACTAAAGGAGAAAAAGGAGAAAAAGGAACAGATGGTACAAAAGGAATTAAGGGCATTAAAGGAGATAAAGGTGAAAAGGGAGAAAAAGGAATAAATGGTACAGAGGGCATCAAGGGCACTAAAGGAGAAAAAGGTCAAAAGGGGGAAAAAGGAATAGATGGTACAGAGGGCATCAAGGGCATTAAAGGAGATAAAGGTGAAAAGGGAGAAAAAGGAATAGATGGAACTGAAGGTAATAAAGGAGAAAAAGGACAGAAAGGTGAAAAGGGTCTAAAAGGAGCAGATGGAGCTACTGCTGATAAAGGACAAAAAGGTAGTAAAGGTGAAAAGGGAGAAAAAGGAATAGATGGTACTAATGCAGGTAAAGGAGATAAAGGACAGAAAGGTCAAAAAGGTCAAAAAGGTATAAAAGGTGAAAAAGGATCATCAGTAAACTCGTCTGTCAATATTGCAGATACAGGACCATCTAGTGCTAATGCAGGTGACTTATGGTGGGATAGTGATGAAGGAGATTTATATGTTTATTATAACGACGGAACTTCATCCCAATGGGTCGCTGCAACATCACCACAAGCTACTAAAGGGGAAAAAGGAGATTCATCATCAGTAGCAGGACCACCAGGTCCACCAGGTTCGCCATCATCAGTCGCAGGACCACCAGGACCACCAGGTTCACCATCATCAGTTGCTGGACCACCAGGTCCACCAGGTTCACCATCATCAGTCGCAGGACCACCAGGTCCTCCAGGTTCTGATTCATCAGTCGCTGGACCACCAGGTCCGCCAGGTTCGCCATCATCAGTAGCAGGACCACCAGGTCCGCCAGGTTCTGATTCGACAGTAGCAGGACCACCAGGTCCGCCATCGACAACACCTGGACCACCAGGTCCGCCAGGTTCTGATTCGACAGTAGCAGGACCACCAGGTCCACCAGGACCACCAGGTTCTGGAACCACACCAGCGATTAATTCAACAATGCGGTTTAGTAATTATGGTACTACCTCTACCTCCTACCAAACAGCTATCACTACTACTATCACTCCAACTACATCTGGTTCCAAATTATTAGTTACTGCTGCTGGCACATCAGGTTCGTATAGAGATGATGATTTCGACAATCCAACTGTAAATCATGGTCAACTACGACTATATCGTGGTAGCAACCAAATAGGTGCGACTGTGACTACTAGTAATGGTATGTCAGCTGGTAATAGTGGTCATACTAATAAAACAGGTTTCAATATAAGTGTTGTGGATTCCAATAATCATGGTGGTAATAGCCAAACATATACTCTTAGGATTAGGGAGGCAGATGCTGGGGATTACCAAGTTACAGTTGAATCAGGATCAAGTTTAACAGTTCAGGAGATTATTTAACCAATATGATATCTAAATATTACCATAATAGTATGTAATAAATTTATGGCATCATTTGATTTTCCAAGCACTAATCTCACTGATGGGCAGACACATACCGAGAACGGTATAACATTTGTGTGGGATAGTACAAATGGTGCTTGGAAAAAATCTCCAGCATCAGCAACAAAAGGTGTTAAAGGGGAAAAGGGTGTTAAAGGTCAGAAAGGTGATGATAATTCTACTAAAGGACAAAAAGGTCAGACTGGTTCAGGCACAGCAGGACCACCAGGTCCACCAGGTTCGCCATCATCAGTAGCAGGACCGCCAGGACCACCAGGTTCTGATTCTTCAGTAGCAGGACCGCCAGGACCACCAGGTTCACCATCATCAGTTGCTGGACCACCAGGTCCGCCAGGTTCTGATTCATCAGTCGCTGGACCACCAGGACCGCCAGGACCACCAGGTTCTGATTCGACAGTAGCAGGACCACCAGGTCCGCCAGGTTCTGATTCGACAGTTGCTGGACCACCAGGACCACCAGGTGCCGATTCGACAGTTGCTGGACCACCAGGTCCACCATCATCAGTCGCAGGACCACCAGGACCACCTGGAACCTCACTATTAACAGTATTCACCTCAAGTGGCACTTGGACAAAACCCTCTTCAGGTAATATAGTTACTGTCCACCTGTGGGGTGGCGGTGGCGGTGGCGGTAATGGTGGTCGTGGAGCTGGTGGCGGTGGAGGAGGAGGATATGGAATTTACGAATTTAAAATGTCAGATTTACCATCATCAGTATCCGTTACAATTGGAGGTGGAGGAACTCTCGCTTCTTATCCAAGTGGTACTGATGGAACAACAGTAGCTGGATCTGGAGGTACTACATCATTTGGCACATATGCTGCTGCATACGGTGGACAAGGAGGACATGGGTGTAATTTTGGTGGTCCTGGTACACCTAATAGTCAAAAACCTCCACATCGAGACGGTGGAGATGGAGGTGGTGCTTTCACTACTGGAGGTGGTCAAGGTGGGGGTCGAGGATATGGTGGTGATAGTGATTTTAGTGTTGCTAGTCCTGGTAATAGTAATACTGTAACACAAGGTGGAGGTGGAGCGTACGGTGGTGGTTATGGTCCATATGGACAATATAATGGAAGTGCTGGAAATGTTTTAAGAGGAGGTGCTGGTGGTGCTGCATGGAATAATTACTCAAACTCTCCTAGTGGTGGAGGTAGTAGTCGTATGGGTGGTAATGGTGGAAATTCTCAAGGTTCTGGTGGAGACGCACAAACACCAGGTGGTGGTGGAGGAGCAAGAGACTCTGATGGTGGTGCAAGAGGAGAAGTTTGGGTTGTTGTAACTTAATTTATGTTTTCTTATAAAAGAAACCCATATGATAGTTCATCTATTGAACGGTTGTTCGATATGAGTTTAATCAATAGGGTTATTGGTAGCTCTATTATTAGAGGTTTCGATTTCGATAAAGATTGGGAAGATGCATTTAAATTGCCAAATTTTGATGAGTATGATTTTATTCCTCCTAAAAATGCTAAAATATTTGATCGAAGTATAGCAGATGAATTTATACCAGAGATAAAAAAAATGGTTGGACAAGATGATGTAATTTCAGGTGGTTTTATAATCTATCCTCCAACTGGATATCTAGGGTGGCACACCAACTATAATGTGCCTTGTAAAAGACTATACATTACTTACGCATCCGAAGATAAAAAATCATTTTTTAGATATAGACATCCTGATACAAAAGAAATAATCACAGACTATGATGATAGAGGTATAACTATCAGAGAATTTAATGTATTTGACAAACCACCATATTTCTGGCATTGTGTAGGTAGTGATTGTGTCCGAATAAGTTTTGGATATCGTATCAATCCACCTGAAATAAATAATACACTTAATTAAAGAAATGACTAATTATCATATTATTAACGCAAGCACAAAAATTGTAGAAAATAGCGTTGAATGGGATGGTGACACTAATAAATGGGCACCATTAGATGGTTTTGTTGCAATTGCATCAACAGTGTCTGGAATAGGATGGAAGTATAATAGTGGAGGAGTAGGAATAGGAACGACATCAGGTGATACCAATAATATGTGGATTCCGCAAATTGGATACGGAACAACAATATAATAATATGAATGAACTTATACAGATTATTAAAATACTTGAGCAAGATGAAGTTCAAGAACTTAATAAATTTATTGATACATTAACATTTTCACCTTGTCCAATCTTTAATGACAAGTCAGAAATTTTAAGTGCTGGTCGAACTAGCACTGGTTTAGTACTAGATGATGAGGTTGATATTACAAAAAAACTTCATGTAAAGATGAATGAGGGATTAGATGAATATAGAAGAAGGGTGGGAAAGATTCATGATATATTTTCATATTATCCAATTCCTGGTGGAGTTGGTACTAGATCTTGGAGGGAGAGAATACAAATTTTACAATATGAAAAGACACAGGAATATGGATTTCATCATGATGCAGCAGATAATCGTGAAATGGAACAGTATCATCGACAAATATCTGTAATTACATATCTTACGGATGGATTTGATGGTGGAGGTACAGCATTTACCCATGCTACATTAAAACCAAAACCAGGATATGCTTTGATATTTCCATCTAATTGGACTTTTCCTCATGCAGGTGAACCAGTGATGAGAGGATGTAAAAGAGTAGCTGTTACTTGGTATTATGCAGTTCAAGCTTGACAATTTACATACATAAACTATAATAGGTTATTCATATACGGACATGAACGACTTTGTTCTCAATGTAGAAATTGATATTTGTTCTCGCTCTTTCGCTCTTTTAAGTGAGAATGGAGATAAAAGATTAATATCATGTGTTACAATTGATGAGTTTATGAGAGTACTCAGAGTATGTGATCAATTACTACCTCCAGAGTCAATTATTTACAAAGAATTGACAACTCAAAAAGACAAGTAACTAAACGATGACACGACTAGGAAGCTAAATAGACCTAGTATTGTATGGTCTTGCCATCAAATTTATAGTAGATAAAAAAGATGCCTCTTAATAAGCTAGAGAATTTCATAAAGAACGCTGAAGGACGTATACTTTATGTGAATCCAAATGATCTTGATTCAACCGATGGTATTGAAAATCAAGGAAATTCCTTAACAAAACCCTTTAAAACGATTCAAAGGGCGATGATAGAAGCCGCTAGATTTTCATATTTAAAGGGTAATGATAATGATTTTGTAGAAAGAACAACGATACTTCTATTTCCTGGTGAACATATAGTTGATAACAGGCCAGGTTTTGGTATAAGGTCAGAGTTAGGACAAGCAAGAGCAATCAGTCCAGGTGGAGACTCAACAGGAGCAATTAATACTTTATCTTTAACATTAGATTCTAATTTTGATTTAACACAAGAGGACAACATACTTTACAAATTTAATAGTGTTAATGGTGGTGTTGTAGTTCCTAGAGGAACTTCAATTGTTGGTTTAGATTTAAGAAAGACTAAGATAAGACCAAAGTATGTCCCTAACCCAACAGATAATGATGTTAAAGAAAGTGCAATATTTCGTATAACAGGTGCTTGTTATTTTTGGCAGTTTACCATTTTTGATGGCAATGAATTAGAGACAGTTTATACTGATCCAGTTAACTTTAGCAATGCAAATAAATCAAAACCTACATTCTCTCACCACAAATTAACATGCTTTGAATATGCTGATGGAGTTAATAAGATATCTCAATACAGCGATTTAACTGATTTAGACATTTACTATAGTAAATTATCAAACGCATATAATAAGGCTTCCGCAAATAGAGAGATAACTCAAAAATATCCCACTGCTCCCAAAGGATTTGCCCCACAAAGACCAGAGTTTGAAATTGTTGGAGCTTTTGCTACAGACCCACTCAATATAACAAAAATAGAATCAGGTGACGGTGCAACACCAGGACAGGTGGTGACTGTAACCACAGCATTACCTCATAATTTTACAGGTGGAACACCAATAAAGATAAGAGGAGTCAATGTCGCTGATTATAATATATCCACAAAGGTTTCAAGTATTATTAATGATAATTCATTCACTTATCTTTTACCATTTGTAAGAGCTAATTTACCTGCTGGTGAAGTTGGTGGGTTAAGTTCTGCAAATGCACAAGTTCTTGTTGAAACTGATACAGTATCAGGTGCATCTCCCTATATCTTTAATATCTCAATGCGTTCCGTATTTGGTATGCAAGGTATGCATGCTGATGGTAAGAAAGCAACAGGATTTAAATCAATGGTTGTTGCTCAATTTACTGCTGTCTCCTTACAAAAAGATGACAGGGCATTTGTAAAATATGATAAAACAAATCGTAGATATAGTGGTATCGTATTTGATAAACAAACTGGCGAACTACTAGCATCAGAATCTGCATCAACAAATCCAGAAACAGTATATCATTTAGATCAAGAAGCAAATTATAGAAAAGGATTCCGCACAACCCATATTAAAGTAAGTAATGATGCTGTCGTACAGATTGTATCAGTATTCGCAATTGGTTTCCACAGTCATTTTAACATGATAGATGGTGCTGACGCATCTATTACAAACTCTAACTCTAACTTTGGTACTTTTGCACTCACAGCAGACGGATTTAAGAAAGAAGCATTTGCAAAAGATGATAAGGGATTTGTCACTTCAATTATCAATCCACGTTCAGTTGTAACTGCTGAACAAAAAATTGACTATTTACAAATCGATCCAACTCCTACGTCTGCGACCAAATTTTACTTATTGAGTCAAAATGATGTAACTGAACCACCATCACACTTTGCTCAAGGTTATCGAATTGGTGCAAGGGTAAATGAAAAATTATTCATTGACAAAGATGGAAGCACTTATGAATCTGTCATTGTAATGTCAAATGGTGCAACAACCGCCACAGCAGATACCTCAGAGAAAAAATACAAAGCAACTCACTCTGTCACAACATCTTCAAAGAAATCTGTTTATTTGATTCAACCCAATCACAGTTTGCAAACAGGAGAAACGATAAGAATTATCGCTGATAATGGCAATTTACCAGAAAATATAGATCCTCATAGGATATACTTTGCAATCACTGGAACAACTGCAACTCCTTCAGGGGTAGATTCAGATTTAGCGTCAAATGAAATAAGAATCGCATCATCATTATCAAATGCACAAAACGGAATTTTTGTTAAAAGTGTTGCTAGTGATTCTGATGAATTTAATATTATAAGTAGAGTTTCAGATAAAAAACCAAATGATGCTGGACATCCGATACAGTTTGACAGCACAGCTAATCAATGGTTTATTCATACAAGTGCAACAGGGAATACAATTTTCCAAAATAAAAGCTTATTAAGTGATCAAGATATCAGTTATATAAAAAGGAGAGAAGACAATCGTAGTTTAGATGATAAAATTTACAAATTAAGATATGTTGTACCAAAAGAATTAAGAAATGGAAAGGATCCAAGTGACGGATTTATTCTACAAGATTCTAGTTCTACAAACGTAGCGTCAAATTCAGACTTTAATAAGACTGAAATAGGAACAAATAATTTTGATTTTGATCGTAACACTAGATTTATATCTAATGTTAATTTCATAAGTGGACCACCAGCAAAAATTACTGTAAGAACTGATAAACCACATAATTTGAATGTTGGGGATCAAATTATCGTTAGAAATGTTAAATGTTCACTTAACAGCACAGGATTAGATGATAAAGCATATAATGGTACATTTATCGTTACTGACAGAGTTAATAGTAAAGAATTTAAATACTCAAATAGAGATGTTGAAGGTATAGCTCATTCACCAGGAACATTTATAAACAATACTGGAACCAGAGATAATCAACTACCTAGATTTGACAGAAATGATAATAATGAAAATTTGTTTATATACAGGTCAACAGTTATAACACCATATATTGAAGGTGTACAAGATGGTATCTATCATCTATTTGTGTTAAATTCTAACAATAAGATGGTTGATCCATCAAATGAATTTTCTGATGATAAGTTCAATCAAAATATTGTTAATTTATATCCTGAGTATGATCGTGATAATGTAGATGATAATCCACCTGAAGCATCATCATTTGCTAAAAACTTTCCAATCGGTGATGTAGTAACTAACGATTTAAAGAAAAGTATTACAAGAGAAACTACTAACAACTTTATGAGTGGTTTTGACGTTTCTAACACGATTAATGCAATAAGTGATTCTGGTTCTACAGCAGTATTAACCTTTGATAAAGAACATAATTTTGGAGCAATAAAATTTATCAAACCTGCTAATTTAGGTGGTGGTACAAATCATGAACCTGCTGTAGGTCAGGTTACATATCATAATGTTAAATTATTAAACGACACATCAACTCCTCCTACAAATGTAAATTGGGATGGTGCTACAGCTGATGTTACAGTTCAAAATGGTGTGGCAATAGCAGCTACAATTACTGCTGGTGGTTCTGGATATGGTAATGGAGAGCAATTATACTTTGATAGTTCTGACGTAAGTTCTGGAGGTATTGGAGGTGGTGCTAGTGGATTCGTTATAGCAGAAACATCTGGAATATCTACTGCTACTGGTAACTATGTTCAGGTTACAGGTATCACAACTGGAACTGATTCCTACCATAGAATATCTAGTGTCACTCTTGACAATGCGATTACAGTACATAAACACACAAGCGATGATATTTTAGAAGGTCAGCAAGTTATTGACATGGGACCTGTTGTTGATGTTGCTGGTGGTAATGCTGCTTTTTCAAATGGAGTCTCAACATTTGATACAACAACAGCACATGGATTACTCGTTGGTAATTCATTCAGGGTATTGGATAATAATGATCAGAATCTTGGAGATTTTATTGTTAAGACAGTAACTGATGTGAATACATTTACTGCAACAACTACATCTGCATTAACATCACCAACATATATTTTAAAGCATGGTTTATCTGCTAACAACGCAGCATCCAATGTAGGTGAAGAGAATTTAGGTATTAGAGGTTTGTCAATTTATGATCATGAATATTTAATATCAAATCAAATCATAACCAAAACCTCAAAAACTATTCAAGTACTCTTACCAAATGGAGATGCAACTGAAGATAACATTAGACAACGTTTCCCTATAGGATCTTATTTGCAAGTAGATGAAGAGATAATGCGTGTCTCTAGTGCTACACTAGGTGCAAGCAATGCAATTCAGGTAATACGTGGTGTATTAGGTAGTAGAGTTGATTCTCATCTATTATCTTCTCGTTTGAATAAGATTAAACCACTTCCAATTGAATTTAGAAGACCATCCATATTAAGAGCATCAGGTCATACCTTTGAATATGTTGGTTATGGACCAGGTAACTACTCAACAGCATTACCACAACTTCAAAATAGAACGTTAAGTGAAAGAGAGGAGTTCCTATCACAGGCACAAGAAACTTCTTGTGGTAATGTGGTTTACACAGGTATGAATGATAAGGGTGATTTCTATATCGGAAACACGAAGATTGCATCTGCGAGTGGACAACAGACAACATTTGATATACCTGTACCTACAATCACAGGTGAAGACCCAAATCGTTTAAGTATAGTTGCTGATGAAGTAATTGTTAAAGAAAGACTCCTTGTAGAAGGTGGATCATCTAAGAATATATTATCACAATTTGATGGACCTGTAACATTCAATGGCACAGTTAGGAATAACTCTGACGTAACCGTTGAAGGAAAGGTGAGAATTAATAATACTACTCCTTCAACCAACAAAGATTCTGGTGCATTAGTTATAAACGGTGGTGTAGGTATTGAAGAGAATTTATTTGTTGGTAAAAATATAACTGCTTCATCTGCTACTGGCGAAGGATTTTTCGGTAATGGTGCTGGATTATCAAATACTGGTGCAGAACTAAATGCATCAGGTACAAATGGAGATACACAAAGAATTGTTATGACTCATCTTACATCAGGCACGATGACTGATGGCACAACTGATGGCGACTTAACATTTACAGCATCTACTAATACACTTAATGTTACAAACATTAATTCTACTATTTCAGGTAATGTCACTGGTAATCTTACAGGAAATGCTGATAGTGCCACAACCGCAACTAATGTCGTTGGTGATGCTAATAGAGTGTTATTTAATAGTGGAACTAATACAACCACAACATCTGCTAATCTTACATTCGATGGAACAACATTATCAGGTACAAATTTAGAAATTAAATTGAATGATGGTAAGAAACTTAAATTAGGTGCTAATGATGATTTAGAAATTGTACATGACACTTTAAATTCTATCGTAAGAGAAGTTGGAACTGGTAGTTTATATTTACAAAGTGATCAATCAGTCTTTGTTACCAAAACCTCTGGAAGTGCTAGTGATGTTATGGCAGCGTTTGACGCTACTGGAACTGCTGCATTATATTGGATGGGTAGCACTAATTCAGGAAAGAAAATTGAAACCACACAAGATGGTGCAAAGGTCACTGGAAAATTATTCGCAACTGATGATGTAATTGCTTTCTCAACATCTGATATTCGACTAAAAGAAAACATTTCTCCAATAGAAAATGCACTCAATATGATAAATTCTTTAAGTGGTAATACATTTGATTGGAAAGGGGGTCAATCAAATAGGGGAATGGATACTGGTATCTTAGCACAAGAGGTTGAGGCACTTGGATTACCTGGTATTACTGCAACAAGAGATGATGGGACAAAAGCAGTTCGTTATGAAAGATTGATACCTGTTTTAATCGAAGCGGTTAAAGAACTTACTGCCAAAGTTAAGACACTTGAAAACAAATAAATAACTAAAAAAATAACTGATGGCGAATATTAAGAAGAGTTTCAATTTTAGGAATGGTGTTCAGGTTGATGAAGACAATCTGTTAGTAACACCTACTGGTTTGGTTGGTATCGGAACCACTGTGCCTTCAGAGGCTCTTGATATTGTAGGTAATGTAATCGTATCTGGTGTAACAAGCACGACGTTAGCACAAGCAGGTATTTTAACGGTAACAACTCTTAACTATACAGAGATTATTGGTTCAGGTATTAGTATAACGAGTGGTGTTGTTACTAGCACTGGGGGAGGAGGAATAGTAACATTCTTTGGTGACGGTCAATATCTACAAAACTTACCTACTACTGAATTTGTTTCATCTTCAACTGGTATCGCTTTAACATCACAGAATTGTGGTATCGGAACTACAAATGCAATTAGCACACTACAAGTAGGTGGTGATCCAAATACACAACCAGAGGGAGTTGGTATAAGTTCTTATGGTCATATAAAGGCAACTGGAATAGTAACTGCTACATCATTTGTTGGACCTCTCACTGGTGCAGTAACTGGAAATGTAATTGGTAATCTGACTGGTAATGTCACTGGTAATGTATCGGGTAACGCTGGAACTGCGACTCTAGCAGACGATGCAGTTAAATTACAAACTGCTAGGAATATTGCAGGTGTGCCTTTTGATGGTTCTGCTGATATAAGTCTACCTGGTGTTAATAGTTCTGGTAGTCAAAATACTTCAGGAACAGCAGCTAATCTATCAGGTTCACCAAACATTACTGTATCTGGTATTGACTTAAATGGTAATCTAGATGTTAGTGGAACAACAATTTTAGGTAATACAATTGAGGGTGTATCAGGTGAGAATAAGATACCATCATTATATGCAAACTTAAATGCATTACCAAATCCTGGTACATATCATGGTTTGTTTGCTCACGTTCATGCTACTGGAAAAGGATACTTTTCTCATGCTGGTGGTTGGTATGAACTTGTTAATGTAGAAAATAATGGAACTGTTGGCACTAGCACAGAGACATATAGTATTGGAAGTCTCAGTGTTGGAACAAATAGTCCAGCAAATGATGTTCATATAAGAAAAACGGGAGATACAGAGCTACAAATAACAAGTGACACAGGAACTGCTGGTATCACTGTTGGACGAGAAAGTGGTGTGAATAATACTAATAATGCAGAATTTAGATATGGTCTGGTATCTTCAGGTTCACCATATAGTTCAGCACAGTCTCTTGATATTATAAACTATGGAACTGGTAACTTTAATTATCATTTGAGTGCAAACAATCCTAGCGGAGCTGAAGGTGATTTCCACTGGCATAAAGGTTCTAATAATGTCAGATTGATGACTCTTACTAAGGGAGGTAATCTTGGTATTGGTGTTACACAACCTCAAGAGAGACTAACTGTATCTGGAGTTTGTACTGTCACAGCTAATTCTTTTGTTGGAGGAAACTTTGACGTATCTGGTAATGCAATAATAGGTGGTAATTTAACATTAATTGGTTCACTTAATACTAGTGCAATCACATCTGACCTTACTGGAAACGTTACAGGTAATTTGATAGGTAATGTTAATGCAACATCTGGCATATCATCATTTAGAAAAATTGGTATCAATACTACAGTTAATACTGATTCTGTTGATTTAGATTGTCTAAATGCAAATGCTACATTTAAGAGAGTGGGTATTGGATCAACTCAACCTGATGGAGTTTTAGATGTATCAGGTGGTTTATCTCAACCATCTAAGAAATTTATCATGCTGCCAAAAGTATCTGCTGG